GAAATATATTGTTTGGAGCAGTAAGTAATGAACTGTTTAACATAGTTATTTTACCAACGCTAACCTTTTCAGCTTCTTTTACTTTTTGAGATATAATAACATAATCATCACCAGAAGAAGTGAATATATCAGCATCTAATAAAATCTGTGTCTCTGATGATATCGACACCACTTTTGCTGCATCTTCAGTTGTGATATTTGAAACTATGTCACCAACCTTAACTCCATTTGTTATAAATGTAGCATTAGTGTCTATTAAGTAATTAGCTAATACACTTGTGTTTGTACCTATCTGTAAAACATATGGATAGCAAAGCATTTTAAGTATATAGTATGGAGTATCATTAGTTGTTACTAAACTTGGCGCAGAAAAAATATTTGCACCAATATGAGATAAATAGTTTGTAACTAAAAATGTTTCTAAAGCCTCTGCTATTGGACCTTCAACCTCAGCATAATCACTACCAGCAACTCTTGTATTCTCTAAGTTTATTGACTTATTATAATTAGCAAAATAATCCTCAAATATTTCCATTTGTGCATTTTCTGCAAACAAATTAAAGTCAGATGGAGAAATATATCCAAAGTTATTTTTGTTCAGAATAGATAATACCGTATTTCTAACTTCGTTTATCATCTTAAATACTTTTTACAAATATAAATAAAAAAAGGCGCATATATTTGCGCCTTAGTCATTCAATATAATTGATTAGTCTTCAATCATTGCCTCAAGCATTTTTAATGCATCGAAACCTTCATTGCTTAACAAGTATTGATTAACTGCATCATAAGGACTTTCTCCAAATGGAACAGTTAGCATTTTCTTCTTGTTAGTTGATGTATTAAACCAAACTTCTTTATCGTTGTTTCTTAACCCAAGTAGATTTCTTTCAAAGAACTTACGGATTTTAGCTTGGAACTGAAGCTCAGGATCATTAATAATATTCAAAAATTCACGAGGTTCATTTTTAGCAAAAACAAGAATATCTCTTTTTAATATATCAGTTGGTATAGTTGATGGATCTTTGCCGAACATAACTCTTGTCATTGTTTCAACTTGTTCTAGAGAAAGTTCTCTAGCAGCAATTAAAGCATCGATTTCAATGTTTAAGTCAGACACTTCTTCATGAGCTTCTTTCTCTTCATCTACCTCTGTAAATACAATACCATTTAGTGGATGGTAATGTAAGAACTCTTGTAATACTGGATTTGTTCTAGGAACACTTAAAAAGCCATCTTCAAATGTAACTGGCTCAAGAATAGCATTTCCATCTTGTTCATCCTCGAAAGGAGACTTTTGATTTACAGCGTAACGTAATGCTCTGTTTTGATTTTTTTCTTCATCATACCACATTAATGGGAATCTTGCGTGGTTTCTTGATGCTAGTGTATAGGAAAGTGGATTTCCGTTTTTTAATTTGTAGACTTTATCTACTGCTTTTGACTTTGCCATTTTTAAAAATATTTAATTAGATTCTATTACTAAAAAAAATAGAGAGGGGAATTTGCATCCCCCCTCTTGTTTAACCAATATTTATCCGAAACGGAACAATACGAAGTTATTAGCTCCAAGTGTACAAACGCAACGCTCAGAAAGGAAGTTAACCTCCATTGCATCAAGGTCGCTTGTTTGAGCACCACCAGCAGAACCAGTAATCCAAGTCTTGTAACGACGATCTTCTGTTTCAGAAGCACGATAACGAACATGTAAGAATGGTCTCTTAGCGTTCTTGCCAAGGATTTGGTCGTAAACTGAAGTAGAACCAGCAGGAACCAAAAGACCTGTTATAGTACCTGTAGCAGTTGCAACAGTTTGGTTCAAGCCTCCACGCATTGTTGGATCGTTAAGGTATTTCCAGTCAGACTTGTAAAAGTCATAACCTCTACGGAAACCTGTAAATCCAAGGTTCAATGCCATGTTGATATCATTGTCAAACAAACCGAATGAAGCTGCATTTGAAGAACCAGCTGCTGCATAACCATTCAATGTTGCCAACATGTTGTCGATGTCAAAGCTAAGACCACGATTTACGAATAAAGCGTTTTCTTCGATAGCACCTTGTCTGTCAAGACGAGATACAATGGTATCCCACTCAGCAAGAGATGTTGGAGTACCAGCACCCCATACGTTACCACGATTGTTTACAACGTAGAAGATACCTTCTGAACCAGCACCTACACCTAAAGCAGCCTCAGCACCTGAACCAGTTCCAGCAGGAACAGCTTCAATCATAGCAGTCTCAAGGTAATCTTCAAAACGAAGACGAGTTTCGTGCTCTGATTTCAAATACCAAAGGTATCCAGTAGCACCATTCTCAGTGGTTACTTCAACCCATCCGATTTGAGCCATGTCAGATCCGCTAACAGCGTACTTGTCTTTGATGATGATTGGCTTGTTAGAGAAGATTTCATCTTCAGCTTCCAATGAACCAACCATTCCGTTAGTACCTTTTCTAAATTCAGAACCGTATACGAATACAGTAAACTGAGGGTTAGTAGCACCTGTTCCAGCTACTACAAGACCAGTCGATTCATAGAATGCTACAGTGAAAGTAGTTGCAGTTGGAACGGCAGTAACAACACCTTTGTTGAAAGCACCAGCTGTTCCTCCTGTGGTTGCATTAGTTTGAATCATAACAGTTTGACCTACACGAATTGCAATGTAAGATACGTTTGTATCGTTTACAGTAAAAGTAGCTGTGTTAGCATTAGCAGCAGCAGCAGTACCTACTCTTGTGTATTTAATGTGAAGACGACCTTGCTCAGCCCATTTGATTTGGTCAGAGTTAGAAGGCATCTCAGCACCAACCATACGAAGGAATGATGCAATTGTACGATTACCATAACGCTCAAATTCTTTCTCGTAGGTATCAGGAAGATACTGATTCAAGAAGTTAAAGTTAGTGATGTAGTTTGTGGACAAAGCCACTTGCTCGGCAGCAGGCTGAAGAGCAAAAGTTGGTGAGCTTAATAAATTACCAGCCATTTTGTTTTAGTTTTAAAATTTTACAATCGTTTTATACTACGGATTTTAAGGCTTTTACCATGGTCAGGATTTACCGCTTTTACCTGAATACCATCCTTCAACTTGTTTACTTCAGGTGCTCTATTTTCGGTCATTTGAATATTCTTAATATTTTTCATTGTACCTTCAACAGCATCAGCCTGACCTTGTTCATAAAAGAACCTAGCAAACTTATCAGGATTCATAGCAATCGAAAGAGATTTATGATAGCCAACAGCGTCTTTAATTAATCCTTGATCATCCAAAAACTTGCTAATGAAGCTTAATGTATTAGACTGGATTTTTTTTAACTCGTTTCTATCTCCAGGATTGAAAGTAATTTTTTTGTCATTAATGTTAAATTCAAAACCTTTGAATCCTTCATCAAAAACTTCATTTGTTTTACGGTCAAACCATTGCCGCTTTCTTTCATTTTCCTGTTCAATAGTTTTCGATTCCTCGATATATTGCTTATAGCTTTCATATATTTCTTTTTCTTCATCAGAAATAGAATCCTGTCTTGACTCAAGAGGGATTCTGTATTTTTCTTTTTGAGAATTGAAATACTTTTTGGCTTCAGCAACAGCCTTTTTTCTTTCTATTTTTATTTTCTTAACAGTAGACTCATCATCAAAATCTTCATCATAACGATATTGATCCATTAGAATATCAATATCATCCTCATCAAGACCTTCTTCAGTTGATTGCAAATACTCTTTAAGAAGAGCGTCAGAATCAATAGAGTCAATATCCTTATTAAGTTTAATAAAGTCTTCAAATCCCCTTCCTGTTTCTTGCTTATACTTTAAATATGCAGAAACATCTTCAGGTAATTCAACAGCCTCTTTTCTTTCAGCCATTAAATCGTCAAAAGACTTTATCTCTTTGTTATATCTTTTACCAATATATGAAAGAACTTTTTCTTCAGTCAAGTCTTCAGAATCACTTAAGACTTGTTCTTGCACAGGTTCTTCTTGTGCAATTGGTTCATCTTGAAATTGCTGTTCGTGTTTGTCAAGCAACTCTTGTTCTACTTCTGCGACACTCTTTTGTTGAGTATCATCTAACGATCTTACTTTGATTTCCATTTAATTAAATTTTAGCAAAATTAAAAATTATTTTTGATTTTTTTATCGAGGTTCAAACTCGCCTAAATCAAACCCATCTAAGCTATCTTCGTTTGACTCAAAGTTGAGTGGTGGAAGATTGTTTTTTCGTTGATTTATTAGTTTTGACTGTTGTGTGTTTTGTAAGCTTATACGCTTTTCTTTTGCAGCTTCTCTTTCTTTTTCACGAGTATTAAGACTTTGGACCTCAATACCTCTAATCTGCTGATTATAGTTAAACTCTTCAGCCATTAGTCGTGACTTCATATCGGCTTCTTTCTGAAGTAATTCAATCTCAAATGCAATCTCAGCTTGTTTT